AGATACTCAGCGATAGCTTTCAACGAAACCAGCTTTGCCATGTTCCGCATAAAGCCGTTCATCTGATTGGACAGGCTGAGATAGCTCTTGCGCTGCTTTTCGTTGGCTGCGGTCACACGGTTTGCCTGTGTCACAACCTTGCTCAACTGCGGCGGAAGCTTTGCAAAAGCGTTGCCCACCTTGTCAAGCTGAGATACAAGAGGAGTAAGGGCGGCAGAAATCTTCTGGCAAGAGCTTGCAAAAGAATCAAGGTCAGTCGCTTTCAGCTTGTCGGTCAGGTCAGGAACCTTTCCGATCGCATTGAAAGCACTGCCAAGAGCTTTAAGGTTCGATGCATCCAGAATGGACAGCGGAGCCAAAGCGTTAGTGAGCTGAGTAATGCTCCCGGACATGGAGTAAAAGTCCACGCCGTTCAAACCAGACACAGCCGCTGGAATCTTCTTGATTGCATTCACGACCGTGTTGATGCTCTTTGCGCTTGCGGTCGGGTTAACGTTGGAAAGTCCATTTAGAAAGCTGGTGATTTTGTCCAGCCCTGACATTCCAGCGGATGCCTGTTTCAGCGTTGCAATGGAACCGGACAGCTTGTCAAGGCTGTTTACAACCTTTGTGACGTTGCCTTTCGTCCGCAAATTAGAAATGGCGGTAGCGAGCTTGTCGATATTAAGCTCTGCGCCCTGCGATTCCGCAGAAATTTCTACGGATAAGCTCGTAATATCAACGTCAGCCATCACTACCACCATCACTTTCCATCATAGAGAACATCATTCTCTTGATTCGCTCCTGCGCCTCAACTGCGCGTTGGTATTCATACTCGTCTTTCTCCTTTTGAGTAAGGGGAATCGGTCTATCCATGTACTTGATGGGGCTAGACCCTTTCTTTCGGAACATATTGCCAACTGTAGAGGAAAGCGCAGATGCCATGTAAAAGCCATTTCTCCACGCTTCTGTGTTGGCTCTGCGTTTCCGCAGCTCCTCTGCGTCACGGTAGACCTTTGCCAGCCAGACATCACCGTACCAAAACTGGTCGTAGGTCATGCCGATGGAGATGTAATAGGCTTCTACATCGTGGAACAGCTTGGAGAAGGAGAATGGCTCTCCCTCTCCGCCTGTTTCCTGAGATTGTGCGGTTACACAATCTCCCACGTTGCGTTTTTTGCGGTCTTGTCCTCGGTGTCAGTTGCCAGCAGAGACTTAGAAGCGTCCATGAACATCTCAAGCAGAACGCCCATCAGGTCTTCCTTATCCTCGATGTGCTGGAACATCTCGTCAACGACCTTGCGCTTGATGCCCTTGTTCCGCGCGATGAAAGCACCGTAGAACAAGGCACGGGAGTTGGACAGCAGATTGGTCATCTGGGTGTACTGGCCAATCTGAAAGCCTGCGCGTTCGGTGGCTTCCACGCTGTCACGAGTGAAGGTCAGCTCATAAGTGTTTTTACCATCGGGGGAATGAAAGTTGATAACCTTAGCAGCCATAATAAATGCTCTCCTTTATAAATAGGAGCAGAACCAAATCCGTTGTTCAGTTCTGCCCGGTTTGATTGATTCGATTTTTGCGGTTTAGCCGCCAGTGACAGTCAGGGTCTCGCTGAACTCAGGCTTCTTAGTGAAGATGCAGTTGATGGTCATTTCCACAACCTCGTCCACGCCAAAGCCGGACAAGCCAACCTGATGCATACCCTGCCAAGTGAAGCCGGAGCCGTCCTGCATCTTCAGGGCGTAATACTTCACGGTGTTGCTCTCGGAAGTCTCATCATAGCCAGCTTCCTTGACCTTCTTGTAGTCAGTCTTGTTGTAGTTGGCAGTAAAGGACTTGGTGTCACTCTGGATAATGCCGAAGATGTTGACCTGCATAGGGTCAGACAGAGTAGTGGCATCCAGAAGGTTCGGCTCGGAGATCAGGTCGGGTACATCCTTGATGTCGCACAGCTTCGTCAGAGCGGTTGCGCTGTCGCCACAATACAGGGTGGTATTCAGACCGGAGATAGCAGTACTCATAGAATGTTTACCTCCTTAGTTTCGGTAAATCATTCCGTCCTCTCCGATTGTTGCCCCATAGCTGCAATCAATCCGATAGACGGAATTGTTGTACAGCCCATTCAACGGGGCAAACGATTTTCGATAGAAATTGAGCGGTTCCAATACAGAATCCACGATGCTCACAATAGAGCGGGCTTCTGCAATGCGTCCGCTTGTTTAGTTGGAATAGACACGCACACGCAGGGAAACAGCAGCGTACTTGCTGTGGCTGGCAGAATCCTGGTGAACCGGGAGGTTGCTGTTTTCCTCTATCTGCACACACGGAAACTTTTTGACATTGCTGTCATTGATTTCACCAGTAACGAAGATGCCAGGCACTTGTTTTCGTAGTTCCTTAGCAACAGACGTGAAGATAGAATTGAAATAATCAATCAACTACTCCAAACCTCCCTCCACGTTGCTTCAACCTGAGAAGCCATTTCCTCAACAGCCCCCCATATAGCCATAGCTGGTTCGTTACCGCTGGCGTAATTCAACTGTCCCTTGCCGGGAACGGTATCCACATAGGTTCCGGCATTACCGGGGTCACCGTAGTAGTACCAACGTCTGCCAGCACCCTTGCCTTGACCATAGGAGCCATGCGCACCAACACCGGGCGGCAGTTCGCCGCCATATCCGTTGTGATGTGCGCCAGTGCCAAACTCGATAAAGGCAACCGCCTTGCCCTCAGCAACGATAGTACAGGCGTTTCCGTTTTGCTCAACATGACAAGAAACATCGTTGCTACCAGCATATTCGGCATTAACAAATCGGGCTTTCGCAACATCAAGTCCCTTGTCAGCCAACGCCCTCGCAAGCTCCTGTGCTTTTTGATTCAGGGTGGTCTTGTACTCCCGTATCTGACGCTCAGCATCACGAAGTCCGGCATCGCTCAACCTCACCTTAATTTTCACTTGCAGCCACCTCTTTCAGCGCATACAGCGTATCCGTGATATGCTCTGCGACCTTGACCACAGTGTAATTGAATGGCTTTGAAACGTCTGTCTGAAACCAGACGTGCGTACCTTCATAAAGCGGTGTGTTGCGCTTTTTGCTGGACGAACTAACAACGTAGCTGTAATCCGTGAACGCTCCAAAAGGGTTTGCTTCCGCAGAACCAGTAGGAGGGCTGACATTCAGCATCAGCTTTGCGGGTTCGCTCCACGATTCGTATGCGGATTCGCCAGTCTCGTTTCCCCACTCGTCCACAACAGGCGTTTTTTCGCCAACAGGGTTCGAATACCACAGCGGGCGTTTATCCAGCGGGCTTCCATTGAACATCAGCCGATAACACCTACTCTCGGAACCACTTCATTTAGCAGGGATTGTGCCACATCGGAGCTTTCCCACACACGAGTAATGCCATTGTTGGTGTAGCTCGTCTGTCCGTTTGCGCCGATGTGGTTATACAGTTCCGCTGCAATGCGTATCTGCAAAGACTGATACTGCAAGGGCAGCTCGTCCGGTCTGTTGCCGAAGGGGTAGCCCTGTGCAAATATCTTGTCTTTGGCGAAATCAAGCAGCAGGTCGAAGAGTGGGTAGTCCTCGTCCGTGATTTCACGGTCAAGTGCAGGGGCAATGTACTGCCCTAGCTTGACTGCCGCTTCGGAATACTGGTCTCCCATGCTGCTTTCCTCCTTTCGCCTTAGTAAGCCTTGATGCAGTACACAGCGTCCATGCGCTCAAAGGACGGCAGGACGATTTCAGAAGCATAGACGTTGGCATTGACCGGGTGAATGGTCAGCTCAGTGGTGATGGCAACGCCAGTGTTCACGATGGACACGGATGCACCGGACTGACCGGACAGCAGGTCGGCTTCCTCAGGAGTAGTGCCGTACCAAGTGCTGCCCAGAGCACCGGACGGAGCAACCACGACCATGCCATCGGGCAGATACTTCTCGCTTGCACTGTACTGGTCTGCCTTAAACATCTTGTCGTACAGATGGATGGTCAGACCGGTTGCAGATTCGATAATCTGCCGTGCTTCGGCATCCAGCAGAACGGCGTTTGCCTTTGCGGTGACGGTCATAAACCGATTCTTCACCTCGTCCGCAGCAATCATGTTGCGGAAGGTGGCAGTGTTCATGTACACTTCGGTCACAACCTCGCCAACGTTTGCCAGAACAGCATCCTTTGCGGCGTTCAGGTCAGCAATGGGGGTGGCGGTGGTGACGTTCCACTTAGACTTTGTGGCAGAAACTTCCTTGTAGTTGGTGGACTTCCAAGTGCTGTCCGGGTCGTAATTGTAGGTGTAGTTCACACCGTTTGCCTTGATGGTGATGCCGGGAACGCCATTGGCGGGAGCCAGCAGCTGCCAGATCATGCGCTCAGGAACGATACGAGCGCCAGTGATAAGCTGTGCGGTGTCATCGTACAGACGGTTCATCACATCACGGGCATAGGGGTCGTTGCTGTCCAGAACACGCAGGATTTCCTGACGGTCTTTCTCGCCCAGATGGTAGCCCTCACGGAAGAACGGCATCTCGGTCTCATCGAACTTGAAGCCCTCACGGGTACGGAACGTAGCCTTTGCGTCAAATGCGCTGGGCATCAGAGAAACGCCAACGCCCTTGTGACCGCGCAGCCACTTCAGGTCAAGACCAGCCTTCTTCTTGGCGGGGAACAGTGCGTCAGATGCGAACGGCATCGCGTTGGTGGGGTCATTCGTCCAATAGGCGGCAATCGCAGCCGGGGCAAAGACTTCCTTAAGATTCAGTGCCATGTTGTTTTACCTCCTATTAAGCGTTCACGCTGATGTTGTCACGGCAGAAGATGCCAGGAATGGCAGTCTTAAGCGCAGTGATCGCATCAGAATCATAGGTAAAGCCGGAGCTTGCAGCGGCCTTCTTGGTGTCGATAACGCCACGAATCAGCAGGGAAGCGTTGGGATTCTCTGCCGGGTCAACGTCATACAGAAGAATGCCGTCTGCGGTGGCAGAGGTTGCTTTCTTGCCAGCTTTGGTCATGGGATAGCCAGCCTTAACCGCAGCAGCTTCGGTCACGGTAAAGGGAATGGCAGTGTAGTCATTGGAAGCAAGGATGGTATCGTTGATTCCGTTGACCGTGTTTCGGGTAAACTTCATGTTTTCCTCCTTGTTAATGGAAAGCACTCATTGCGTCACTCGATGCCTTAGAAGTGTTTGCGTTCTGCTGTGCAAGGCTCTTAGCAAACGCCACACCTTCGCTGTCAGAGCCACCCTTGCCATCCGCACCCGGAGGCGTAGGCATATCCTTCAGCAGAGAAGCCTTGTAAGCGGTGTCGTGGGCGGTCATAAACTCCGACTGGAACTTAAACACCTTGTCCATGTCACCGTCAGCCAATGCAGATGCAGCCTTGTTGGCAAGTTCAGCGTCATAACCCTGTGCAACGAACTTCTCACGGTAAGATGCAAGGGTCTTTTCCTTGACAAGGTTCTCCTTGTCGGCAGTCAGGGCTTCAATTTGCTTCTGCATCTCTGCCAGCTTGTCAGCCTGTTCCTGTGCGGCGTTCTCGTCATCGGTACGCTTTGCTTTGAGCTGCTTCTTGTACTCGGCGGCTTCGCCGTTGGCTTTCGTCACGGCGTTGCGCAGCTTCTCGACCTCTGCGTTAGGGTCTGCAACCTTTTCCAGCGCAGAAATGATTTCATCGGCGGTCATGCCCTCTTTATAAGCATCACCAAGCAACACATTGAGTTTCATATCGTTAATTTCCTCCTGCGTTTTTTTACCGTTGCTTCCCTGCAACGCTGCGAAATTTGTATCCCGGCTTCCCTGCCGGAATATATCAGCCCGCTTATGCGGATTGATTTTTAGTCGATTCGTTCTCCTGCTGCGTTATAAACCGCTTCTGCGCTTGTGACATCAGGCGCAGAAAAATTTGTAGGGACAAGATAAACCGGCATTCCATAAAGCTTTGCAGCGTCAGCCTCCACAGTGCAGCCGTTATACAGCCACGCATTATCGCCGCAAATACCGATGAAATAATCAGCCTGCGAGAGGAGTTCGATGCTTTTGCCAAGATACCAAAGCCCTTCAGTTCTGCACTTAGGTGGTTTATCCTCGATATAGGTAGGGATAACCTCAAGGCTCTCACCGTACACTGCTTCGGCAATCACACCGCGTTCGCGGCCGCCGAGACGCGGATGGTCCTTGAAATAACGCGACAGCGTCACATCGGCCGGGCCGGTAAAACGCAAAATCTCGCGCAAGACTTCTTCCGTCTGGGGAATGATTGCGGGTGGCAATCTCATACTGCATCCTTCATAAAATGTTCAAGCCTGCTCAACGCCAGAATCGATGCGGACACGTCCGCCATCCAGGCCGAGCCGGCCTTCGATAAACCAGCGCACGGCGCGCGGGTAAATAATGTGTTCTTGTTGCAAGACCCGTTCGGCCAGCGACTCTTCCGTATCGTCGCCGAGAACCGGCACAGCCACCTGTGCCACGATCGATCCGTGATCCAGATCGGGGGTAACGAAATGCACGCTGGCGCCATGCAGCTTGACGCCCGCAGCCAATGCCTGCCGGTGTGTTGCCAATCCCGGAAAGGACGGCAGCAGCGAAGGATGGATATTGAGCATCCGTCCCGCATAATGACTAACGAAAGTTGCTGTCAGGATACGCATGAACCCGGCCAGCACGACCAGATCCGGCGCAAACCGGTCGATCTCCGCTTGCAGTGCGGCATCAAACAATTCACGCGTAGCGTAATCCTTGTTGGCAACAACGGCAGTCGGGATACCATGCTGGCGGGCAAATTCAAGACCTGCAACATCGGGACGGTTACTGATGACAGCGGCAAGGGAAACGGGCCAT